GTTCGCGTTTGTCCCAAATCACGTCGCTGACTCGTTCTTTGCATCTGTTTATCCTACTATTACTTCTGGTAAAAACACCAAAGTAATTATTGTATCTACCCCACACGGTATGAATCATTTCTACCGCATGTGGCATGATGCGGAGAAGCAAAAGAACGAATATATTCCAACAGATGTTCACTGGTCAGAAGTTCCAGGGAGAGATTCAAAGTGGAAAGAAACAACTATTGCAAACACTTCAGAACAACAGTTCAAAGTTGAGTTTGAGTGTGAGTTCTTAGGATCAGTTGATACACTGATTGCACCAAGTAAACTAAGAACTCTTATCTATGACAATCCTATTCAGAGAAATGCCGGATTGGATGTATACGAACCACCTAAAGACAAACACGACTATGTAATGACGGTTGACGTTGCAAGAGGTGTTGGTGAAGACTACTCTGCATTCGTTTGCGTTGATATTACAGAGTTCCCCCATAGGATTGTTGCTAAGTATAGAAACAATGATATCAAACCGATGTTGTTTCCCAACATCATCTATGAAGTAGCAAAGAATTATAATAGTGCATATATTTTATGTGAGGTAAATGATATTGGAGATCAGGTTGCAAGTATTTTGCAATATGATTTGGAATATCAAAATCTTCTCATGTGTTCTATGAGAGGTAGGGCTGGTCAAATTGTTGGTCAAGGATTCTCTGGAAAGAAGACACAGTTAGGTGTCAAGATGTCTAAGACAGTTAAAAAGGTTGGATCTCTCAACCTTAAGACTTTGATTGAAGAAGATAAATTAATTTTCAATGATTATGAAATCATTTCAGAATTGACAACCTTTATCTCAAAGCACAATTCATTTGAGGCAGAAGAAGGATGTAATGATGACTTGGCAATGTGTCTTGTTATCTACGCATGGTTAGTCCAGATGGACTACTTTAAAGAGTTAACAGACCAAGATGTAAGAAAGAGATTATATGAGGAACAGAAGAATCAAATTGAACAGGACATGGCACCATTCGGTTTTATGTCAGATGGATTAGATGATGATAGTTTTACTGATAATGAAGGGGATAGATGGTTCAAAGCAGACGAATATGGTGATAGATCGTTTATGTGGGAATATCGATGATTGACATAGATGGTCAAATTCAATTAGGTCATTTATTACTTCAAGATAGAAAATGTAGGGTGTGTGGGGAAGTCAAAAATTTAGTTGATGATTTTTATAGAACAAGAAAAGACAGAGGTGCGGTTGCATCATCATATTCATATGAGTGTAAAGAGTGCTGTAAGAAAAGAGTAAAAAAATCTTCCGATAAGTGGGAATATCCCGATTGGTAGTTCACGTCAAGATTCCCCTGCGAAAAGTGTCTTTTTAATAAATATTTTCAGACAAACTGAGATTAACGGAGAAACAAAACATGGCGACTCCTCAATTATCTCCCGGAGTACAAATCAGGGAGGTTGACTTAACAGTAGGAAGAGCTGAGAATGTACTGGACAACATTGGTGCTATTGCTGGACCCTTCCCACTTGGCCCCGTAGATGATCCAATTGATGTAACTACTGAACAAGATCTTATCGGCGTTTTCGGTAAGCCCCTTTCAACGGATTCGCAATATGAGTATTGGATGAGTGCATCATCCTTCCTCTCATATGGTGGAGTTCTGAAGGTTGTAAGAACCGATGGGGACAATCTAAAGAACGCAAATGCTGGTGTAGGCATCGCAAGCACCACAACTCTGAAGATCAAGAATTACGACGACTATATTAATAACTACGCTGACGCAACCAACTATAACTACGCTGCTAAGTACCCCGGTTCTTGGGCGAATGGTTTGAAGGTTTGTGCCATCGACGATCTTGCTGACCAGAGAATCGGAATCGGAACCACTGCACCATCTCAAGCAGGTATTGAGATTGGTTTAGGTGTTACCTGTTCACTTTCTGGAGTAACCATTGCTGGTCTTGGAACAACTACAGCGTTCACCGGATACCTTAAGGGAATTGTTACTGGTATCAATACTGATGCTGCTGGTGGGGACAGTTCAGTTGATGTTAAGATTGTTTCTCGCGTAGAGACAGTTGGAAGTGGTGCAACAGAAACAAGAGTCGATTATGCTGAATCCAATAGAGGAAAAGCATTCGCAGTTTCTGACAATCTTCACTTTGTTACCACTGCTGGTGTTAAGACCGATGGTCTTGGATACACTCTGAGTGTAACCAGCGTTAAAGACTGGTATGATGAGCAAACACTGGGTCTGACTAACAGCACTGTATACTGGAAGTCTCTTGCACCAAAACCAGTTACTAACAATTATTCAGAAACCAGAAATGGTGGAGGAGATGCGATTCATATCGTCGTTGTTGATGACGAAGGATCTATTAGCGGAATTCAAGGCAACATCCTTGAGAAGCACGTCAGTCTCTCTAAGGCAGTTGACTCCGTTTCATCTGTAAATTCACCTCAGAAGGTCTGGTATCAAGATTATCTTGCAGACTTCTCCGAAAATCTGTTCGCTGCTGGCAATCCATCAAGCGCAGCAGATACCTATCACGGCACTGCACCAAGAGCAGTTGGATTTACTTCTGTTTCTGGTACTAAGTCTGAGTCCTTTACTCAAATCACCACCGCAGGTGGACTTTGGGGACAAAACGCACAGGACGTATTCTTCAGTGCAGTTGGTAATGTAACTTATCAACTTGGTGGCGGTAAGGACTACAGTGGTGGAATTCCTGCTACTGGAGACAACGGTGGAATGTCCACCTCATTGAGCAACATTCAAACATCCTATCAACTCTTCGAGAACAAGGATGAAATTGCAGTTGATTATCTGATCATGGGCCCTGGTTGTTCCACTGAGGCAGAATCACAAGCAAAAGCAAACTATCTGATCTCTCTTGCAGAAGGAAGAAAGGATTGTATGGCAACAGTTGGACCTCACAGAGCAAACTTGGTTAACGTAACCAACACAACCACTCAAACTGATAACCTGATTCAGTACTTCTCAGTTCTGAATTCCTCTTCTTATGCAGTATTTGATACTGGTTATAAGTTTACTTATGATCGCTTCAACAACAAGTTCCGCTACATTCCAACCAACGCTGACGTTGCTGGACTGATGACCAGAACTGCAATTGAAGCATATCCTTGGTTCTCTCCCGCAGGTGAGCAGCGTGGTATTATTAACAACGCTATCAAACTTGCATATAACCCAACCAAGGCACAGAGAGACAAACTCTATCCCGCAAGAATCAACTCCATTGTCACTAAACCTGGTATTGGAACACTTCTCTTCGGTGATAAGACTGCACTCTCTTACGCATCTGCATTCGACAGAATCAACGTCCGTCGCTTGTTCCTCACTGTTGAGCAAGCACTTGAAAGAGCAGCAGAGGCACAACTCTTTGAACTCAATGATGAGTTGACAAGAGCGAACTTCAGAAACATCGTTGAACCTTATCTCCGCGATGTTCAGGCAAAGAGAGGACTCTACGGATTCCTGGTTGTTTGTGACACTTCAAACAACACTCCTGATATCATTGACAACAATGAGTTCAGAGCAGACATCTTCCTGAAACCAGCGAAGTCGATTAACTACATCACCCTAACCTTCGTTGCTACCCGTACAGGTGTTAGCTTTGAAGAAGTAGCAGGTAGAGTTTGATTAAGTATCGCTAAATAACACCAGGAGGATAAACTAATGGCAACATCCAGAGCAAATCAAACCATTGCTGATTTTAAATCAAAACTGATTGGGGGCGGTGCCCGCCCTAATCTGTTTGAGGTTGAACTCACCACCCTCCCAGCCAGTGTAAATGGCTGGGATGCCGACACCTTCAAGTTCATGTGTAAGGCAGCAAACATGCCTGCACAAAACATCGCTTCAATTGACGTTCCTTTCAGAGGTCGTACTTTCAAAGTTGCTGGTGACAGAACCATCGATCCATGGACTATCACTGTTATCAACGATGAAGACTTCAGACTGAGAAGAGCATTTGAAGAATGGTCAGAGCAAATCGCTAAGTTGGATAACAACCTTGGCACAACTGATCCAGGTGCTTACATGGTCAATGCGAAGGTCTATCAACTCGGTAGAGGTTCAACTGCAAGCAGCAAAGATAACGCAGGAAGCAGCAATGCTGTTCTTGCAGAGTATCAGTTTGTAGACATTTTCCCAACTAATGTTTCTCAGATTGATCTCTCATATGATAGCACTGATACCATTGAAGAATTCACCGTAGAATTCCAGGTTCAGTCTTTCAACATTCTTGAACCAAAGGTAGGAGCAGCAGCCCCTTCTCCTAACGGCTAATAAATAGACGTAGGAAACCTTAGAAAATAAATCATGTCTAAGTTATTTGGGTTCTCGATAGAGGACACAGAACCACTATCTCCCTCGGCGGTCTCCCCCGTTCCTCCTAATAATGAGGACGGGGCTGACCACTATGCGAGTAGTGGTTTTTTTGGGTCTTATGTTGACTTAGAAGGAGTATTTCGCACTGAGTTTGATCTCATCAAAAGATATCGTGAGATGGCACTTCATCCTGAAGCGGATAGTGCCATTGAAGATATTGTAAATGAAGCAATCGTATCAGATACGAATGACAGTCCTGTAGAAATTGAACTGTCAAACCTCAATGCCAGCGATGGTATTAAGACTAAAATCCGCAAAGAATTTAAATATATCCTCGATCTCTTAGATTTCGACAAGAAAGCACACGAAATCTATCGTAACTGGTATATCGATGGACGTATTTACTATCATAAAATTATCGACCTGAAGAATCCCACTGCAGGAATTCAAGAGTTACGTTATATTGACGCAGCAAAAATGCGTTATATTAGACAGGAAAAGAAGAAACCTGGAGATAAAACAAGCGGTAATGCTTTTCAAAAACTGAGAAGTGATAATCCAATGGATTACAACTTCCCAGAGATCGAAGAATATTTTATCTACAATCCAAAATCTCAGTATCCTGTTGGTAATCCAGCACAGACTGGAGCAAGTGCTGGGGTCAAGATTGCAAAAGATTCAATCACATATTGCACATCTGGTCTGGTTGATCGTAACAAAGGAACTACTCTTTCGTATCTTCACAAGGCAATCAAATCACTCAATCAACTTAGAATGATTGAGGATTCACTGGTCATCTACAGATTGTCCCGTGCTCCTGAACGTCGTATTTTCTACATCGATGTTGGTAATCTGCCTAAGCAAAAAGCAGAGCAATATCTTCGTGATGTAATGATGCGTTATCGCAACAAACTTGTATACAATGCTGACACTGGAGAGATCCGCGA